CCCGATAATTGATGAGATTGACTACGAACGTGGATATGTGTATAGATATTTCGTACAGAAACGAACCAATCCAAGGAGTACGATTGTAGAGATTGATATGGAACAACAGTCACAGGTTAACAGTAACAATCGACCCGGCATCAATCTCACGATATGGAACAACGTAGCGATACAATGGAGTCTATCTCCGACATTTGCTATGGAGTTGAATCGTAACCGATTAGCGGAGGCTGAAAAAAAATTTGAAGGAATTACAAATTTTTTGCCCAATTTACTTGAATTTGTCAAATAGTTTTCTTATCTTTACATCATGTACTTTACTACACCAAATAATCTTCCCATTGGGAGGGGGTCAAGAGTATTACTCTTCCCAATCCTGTCTGACATCAACCACCACCGATGTGAGAACAGGTTGTCGTTTTTGTATGTCCACAACTTGGATACCGATGAGTGGGGGATAGTCAATCATCACCACTGCGACACGGACGGGTATTCCGATGATTGGTTATTGGAATACGAATGGCCGGAGAAGTTGTATTCATATAATAGTGGTGTGTTGTCCAAGTATGGGATACAATCGTATGATGTTCGGTTGCTGTATTGGTTAAGACACGGGGACGTATTAGATATCGAATACACTCCGAACATCCAAACATACCACAGATGGAATTACCGAAATGAATGGACGAATGATACGATACCCGTCACATTACATATTGAGTGGATACAACAGGTCATAAGACACGTCAACGAATTGTGTGTATCGGATTCATTGGAACGTGCAATTCGGTTTTATACTAATCTCTTGTCAAATCTCAATCGAATAGAAGATTCGGGGATTGATATTGACTCCGAAAAACTCAAACAATTTTATGGATTTGAATCACAGAAGTTGTATACAGAATACAATTTGTTTACAATCACGGGTAGACCAAGTAATTCATTCGGAGGTATAAACTTTGCTGCACTCCCCAAACACACGGGGGTTCGTGAAATGATTACTACACATTCTGATTCCGAGATATTGGTTGAATTCGACTATAAGAGTCACCACCTCCACCTTGTGGCAGACCTTGTGGGATATGAATTTCCCGACGGTAATATTCACGAGTATTTTGGTAGGCAGTATTTTGGGGTGGACGAGTTGACGAGTGAGCAGTATGAGGAATCCAAGGGGGTTACATTTGCACTACTGTATGGAAACATGAAAAAGTCCGATTTGGATATTCCGTTCTTTAATCGGGTCGATACTTACATTAAACGGTTGTGGAGAACGTATAAACGGTTGGGATATGTTGAACTTCCACTTAGCGGTAGACGGTTGGTTTTTTCAGATGCATCAGATATGAAACCCAATAAACTGTTCAATTATTTGATTCAGGCACACGAAACAGAGACAAATTCGGTAGTGTTAAGTGAAGTTTTGTTATATTTATATAGTAGAAAAAGTAAATTGATACTGTATACCTATGACTCGTTCCTGTTCCAATTCCATCGGGATGACGGGAAGGAGTTCATTACAGAGGTATCAAACACGTTATCACGTGGTGGTATTGATGTTAGTGTATCATATGGTAATAATTATGGTAATATGAAACAGTTAAAAATGTAACGATATGGACTATAACGAAATTGTACAGGAGTGGTTCGCTAAATTACCGATGGGGTACGCATTAGCGCCGTATTCTTCCGAAGAGTTGTCGGTTTTACATGAGGTATTACGGTCTCACGGTATCATAGCCGAAGAAGAGGAAGAAGTGACTGAACCACCACCCCCGATTGATGCGAACCCAAATTCAGAGGAGAAAGACCCAGTTGAAAGATTTCACGCCAAGAGTGCCAAGTTCATGCAGTCGGCTGGGAACTTTGAGGAATTCATTCTTGAGAAATATACACAGAATGTGGAACTGGTAGGATTGTCGAATCTGTATAAAGCAATCGCAACATCCGACGAAGATGTATTCCAAAATGTCGGGAAGATTATTGGTAAGGGTACGAAACGCACGACCGATGGTGGTACATTTGAGTTGGGTAAGTACGAGATGTTATTGAAACGGTTAGTCAATAAGTATGTGAAGGTAAGTAGTGGAGAATCCAATCAACTGTTTCTCGCCATACTATACGACGGTAAGGTGGTAGTGAATCAAGGGATGGATGACATAACCGTAGGTGTACTGATTCCCGGTAACAAGGGACTGATGTTGCAGACATCTGACATCGCAAAATATATTGATTTTGGTAATTTACCCGAGAATACGGCAGACATACTATCAAAACTGTTGGAACTATACAAGATAGTAAACGAGGAATCTACTGGGGTTACATTCACTCCCGACGAGTTGACATCACTATTGAAAGAACTTGTGTCTCCACAGGCGGCGGAGGAATTTGATACGATGATAAAAATGTCACAGACGAGTCAGGTAGGAGCATTTCAGAAGTTGAGTAAACGTGTGGCAAATATAGTTGGTGATTCGGATGTACGGTCATTGGTATACGAGTTCATACAGGGATTGAACTCATACATGAAGATGAAGTTGAGTACCTTTTCATATTGGGTGGCGATTCCGAAAGACTCCAACATGGTTTATATAGAAAGGGCGGGGGACATCTACAAGATGTTACAATCTACTATCGACCCGATACGAGTTAATAAATTAATCGCAACAATCACAGAGAGTAATGTCCGTGTACGTGGGGACGTACTTGTTAAAAAAATAGTGAAGTGATATGAATATACCTGAAAAAATCGTAAACGAGTGGTTTAACCGTCTTGATAAGGGATATGCAGTAGAACCGTATACCAAACGTGAACTCCGTATACTCCACAACGTTATCAAGGATAATGCAGAACTTATTCACGAACAACTATATGGTGATGGTACATTACTAACAGAAGCTGCTTTTTTGAGACCGAAATACAAACCCGGTCACCAAATTGAATTTTCTGGTGGGAGAGATGGGAAACCGCCAAAATGGGCCCCGAATCTAAAGGTCGGGGATATACTAACAATAGTTCAAGATGATGAATCACTATACCCAACAAATATTGCGGCTGGCCAATTCGATGAGGATAAATACAAATTCAAAAAAACTTTGGAACTTCCAAATGGTTCAAAGGTTAGAATTGCAGATAAAATTGAAAATCCAAGTTATTCAAAGAAGTTTAGACACATGAAGGGTGGAAAATCAATCCCCAATGCAATAGATTGGGAATCATTGATTGTCGTAGCATATAATGGAAAACTTGAGGGTTCGGAATGGGACAAGGTAGGACGATTTTGGGAAGATTATAAAAGTGATGTACAGAAAGTGGCAGATGCACTTCGTGAAAAAATAAAATCAAGTGAATTACGTCAATTCGGTGCAGATTCAGTCGACATAAGCAAAGAATGGGAGGGGACGAACACAACACCTAAAACGGATATTTTAGGAAATAATGATGATAGAATTTCACTTAAAAAACGGGGCGGGTCTCAATTAATGAGTGGAGGTGGTGCCGAAACATACTCTACTTTTTCTTCTGCAAAGAAATACTATTCAAAGTATGAAAGTGATGAAATAGTAATAAATGGATTAGATGAATTCTTGGGAATTGCTAAAGAAAAAATGAATCCCTTTAAGATAAAGACAGATGTAAGAAATATTAAAGCTAAACTTTTTGATAAATACAGAGAGTATAGATTTGAAGAAATAAAATCTGAATTAAAGGATAAAGGAATAAGTGCAACCGATAATGATATAGAAAAACATATCAAATACGAAGCGTCTTTGATGTATTTTTATAGAAAAGGCAAAGATGGCCCAATATCTGGACTGGATATCCCTGAAAAAGATGTGGATGAGATATGGAAAAAAATAAATACGGGTAATACGGGTGAGGAATTGCAAAATAGTGCAAAGACTGTGCTTGAAAAATCTATTGATAGTACTATGCTCGAAACTATCTTAGAAGACGTATTTATAGATACTACATTCAAGAAATGGGTAGTTTATGAAGCAGCCACTGGTACGTTCAAATTTACTGGTGATGTCGCTCTTGACACTACCTCCGACCCCGTTGCTAATAAAATAGCGGTGTTTTCTGAATCTGGAGATGTGGAGGTGAAGGATATTGATATACAGTGGGCGGAGAAAAACGCAAAAAAAGTTACAACGAGTGTTTCATTCAAATCAAGTAACAAAACGACTACTCTGGCACTTAGAATGTTAATTAACGAAGTTGTTGATGGTGAATTGAATATGTTGAATGAAAACATAACAAAAATAGTTACAGAGGCTAAAGTACTTTTGAACGAAGGTTGGAAATTTGGGGAGATGGCCATTGTTAAACTAAAAAACGTCTTTTTAACAATATGGAAAGGTATTAAAAATTTGATTAAAAAATTCTACAATAATGTTATATTGAAAATGTTTAATAAGTTGAAAGAACTCGCTAAAAAGGGGGTGGATTCCTTAATGAAATTCTTCGGAATAACGGCAGATTTTACTGGAAGTTCAATTGATGTAAGTTTTTAATCATGATATCATTACTTAAAATATTACGTGAAGAGATTGAACGGGAAGAAGAGAATGTAACTTACAAACGTGAGGTGTTAAACCTTTCGCGAGACTTTATCAAACAGTTCAATACCAAACTTGGAAAACGTTTCAAGTACGAGACCACAGGGCAGGTACAGGGTGTTGATGATATGGGTGAAGAGATACCGTTCGAGTTGACGATTCGTGTAGTACCTAACAAGAAATTGGAAGGATATCCGTACTCAATAGAGGCATGGGCAATGACTGATGAGGTTGAGATGAATATAGAGTATAACCCACTCGTATTTCCAGCCGCGTTCAATGATTTCATTGCGGAGGTGAAGGAGGGTCTCCGACACGAGATGGAACACATTGCACAACGGCAGAAACGTAGCAAGGGTGTAACTTGGGTTGATAGAGGAGACAGGTCATTTTATGAATACTTATTACTACCACAAGAGATACCCGCGTATATTCGTGGGTTGAATACAAGAGCAAAAACTAAACGAATAACACTTAGTCAGGCATTCGAAGAGTACTTTAATGATTACCGAGACTCTTTTGAAAGTGAATCTGAAATAGAATTAGTTAGAAAGGAATGGTTACGGTGGGCGAAGAAAAACCTACCTAAAACTAAAATATAGGAGATATGTGTGAAATCAAATTTATTATGCGTATTTACCACCCAACGGGATGTGGATGGGGTGGTAGAGTCAATTATCGAAACTTATGAATTAGAATCAAATAGAATTTTCGTGTTTAGTAACGAAGAGAATCCGATACAATACTATTGTACATTTAATGTAGTAGGTGAATATCAGTTAGCAAAATCTACGATATCGGTACATAGGAAATCTGAATCAAGTACATTGTATACCATCAATGCATTAAACGAGATTATTAAGAATGTAAACAATGGAATCTTTGAAGAGGGTTACCGAATTGATTGGGATTTATTTAAGAATATGTTACTAATTATACGGGGTGGGGAAGTAGTTCGAATCCCGTTAAGATTGGAGAGGGTTGTACGGGTATAAAAAAAACTTAAAAAAATTATCATAATTATTTGGATTATTCAGAAACTTTACTTAAATTTACTAAACCACATTTATTCACTTAAATTTATTTACTTATGAACTTAGACAAAATCCGTGAACGATTAGATTCGTTCAACAAACAGGCTAAACCGAATGGGACTCGGTTAGTTTGGAAGCCCGAACCTGGCGCACAAGTGGTACGCCTATTACCCTATGTACACAACAAGGAATGGCCTTTCTTGGAACTGTACTTTTATTACGACCTTGCGAAGAAAACGATTATCTCTCCGCAGAATTTCGGAGAACCTGACCCTGTTCAGGAACTCGCCAATCGGTTGAAGGCAACTGGTGAAAAAGAGGATTGGTTGCTCGCTCGTAAAATTGAACCCAAGATGCGAACATACGTTCCTGT